CTCCATCGACCAGGACGGATATATGTTCTTCATCCAGAATCTTAAAAGCATAAGTAAAAGGACCGGCTCCCCCATTACCGACTGCCTCTGATCTCATTGACGTGGTTGCAATAGTCATTTTAATCTCCTCTAATCGTTTTTAGTATTTCCAGGCCGTTTTCTGCAGCCATAATCATCTGTAAATAGGCTTGATCGATCAACATTCGCTTATCTTCCGGATCAAAAACAGGGTTTCGCCTTACGTTTCTAATAAATTTAAACTGTGCCATTATGGCCTGGTATGGCTCAAGGACTTGCTGCTCCTGGGATGTCATCAGTTCGATCATTTTATCGATGTCACCCTCTTTGCCCAAACCCTTTGCGGTCGTAAAAACCCTCATCCACTTATCGTATCCGTCAAGATAATCCTGGATAGGTTGAGCATCGGCCCCAGGATATCGAACAATAAAAGCCTTAATTGCTGGCCAATCGGCCATTGTTTTGGCCGGTCGTTCATATGGAAGCTCAGGCAAGAATCCGGTTTTTTCTCCTGCCCAGGATGACATTTTTAAAACGTGCATTCCCAGGCCCCCGGTCCAGCCTCGAACGATATTTTCTAAGCGTGCAGGAGATATGTTCTTTGAATCTTCCAGGAGAGGGGACCTTCCCAAAAACTGCCCGATCTCTTTTGCAAGCTGTGTCGTATATTCCTTGCTTTGAAATGCCGGGAGCCATTTTTCACGGTCTGCAGGCACGATTGCTCGATCTGTAAAAAGGGACCTGTTCGCCCAATTTTCCAGAAGAGGCAATGCCGCAGTCGGAATTACTCCAGGAGCAGCCCCTCTTGCCAGCGATCCCAAAAGTTCCTTGACCTTTTTCCAGCCGTCAGGATCGTTTTCAAGAGCAGCCTCAAGTGCTCTCTCCGGCACCGACCCGAATATAATTCCGAGCTCAAACGGTTTCGGAATCCGGTAAATCGTGTCATCTGTCATTACAATCCAGAAAAGATCCTTTTGCCAATCCGGTATGTGTTTCCACCTTGGATCGTCCCTGTTTGCCAACATTAATAAAACCGATGGAGTCGTAATCATGGCAGCCGTTTTGAGTGAGGTTCTTACCGGATTATTTTTAAAAGCCCTGGCCATTTTGTCCGCTCCCTGAACTTGAGCGTTCCAAAAAGCAATAATCCCATTAACGGCCTTTGTTTTGGCTCCAATCCTGCCAAAGTCAAGAGTTACCTCGCGGGATGCAAAGCCAGCCTCAGCAAGCGTCGCTCCTTTTTTCCGGCCCTTGCGAAATTCTCCGAGCCTGGTCCCTGCCTCTGATAACTCAGATAGTATCCTGAGAGCTTCGACCGGATGCGTTATCAGGTTTCTGACCTTTGCACCCTTGCCCCCGGTGATGTCCTTAACCCGTTTTTGTAAGTGTTGCCGATCCATCGAAACGAGCATAGCGTTTAAACCACCGGACTTAATCCATTCTTGATAGTATCTATCACGTCCGACCAGGGAAAATACACCTTTTGCCAGGTCGTATCCTGGAATAAAATTGTATTTGCTGTAAACAAAAGCCGAGAATTGATCTCTTATCGGGTTTCGAGCGATAAATTCCGGGGACAGTATCGCTCCGGCCCTCAACCACGAGGCAGGCTTTGACAATATTTTTACAATTATATTCATTTGTTCTTTGTCTAACGCCTTGAAAGTACGAGCTATATCATCATGCACCTTAAAAATTTGACGTTTGCCGTCCTTCCACACCGAAATATGGCCCTCGCTTGGCACAAAGCCGGACGGCCGGAATATTTCAATGGCTTCGGAAGGAACTGCAACACCGAGTTCTTGAACTACTATCTGTTTTTCAGCCTCCGAAAGTTGTATTTTTCGCATGGGAGCTTTAACCCTTTCAATCAACCCTGCACCTTTCGGACCAGTTTCCGCTTTGTTTAGTTTGCTGGCAAGACTGATGAGCGATGTTCCAACAGCGTTCCTTTCTGCAAGTTCCGCATACAAATATGCATTTTTAATAATTGACTCAAGAGGATCCACAATCATCCTTTTAGACCCCTTAATCTTTTTGACCGGCTGTCTGGCTTCCAGCCCTTTCCCTGGTCCACTAAAAAAGCCGGGACTATCCATCACCCGGTAAAAAGGCACATATTCTTTGTTTGCCTGCTTCATTTTGGCATAGGCTTCGGGAGATAAAAGGCCGGAATCTCTCAAATACTGGAGCGACTGATCCTGAAACTTTTTAAGCTGCTCAAACGCCTCGAAATATCTCGGATTAATGTCGCCCCTCTCAGCCGCAATCCTGGCAGCCTCGACATTCATTCCCGACTCTACCCCTCGGCCATGAAGTTCGACAGCCCGTTTCGCTGCAATATAAACCTTAAAGCGGTTGAGTTCTTTTTTAAGCGGTTTAAGAATCTGGTTGAGTCCTGGCCCGACTACGTTTTTTGTAGTAAAATCAAGAGCCCCAAACTCCATAAAATGATGACCGATACCGGCTGAACCTCTCAAAAGACGTGCTTTGATATATGGATCGTCTCCCTCTGCTAACGGATCTTTTTCTTTCAAGACATTAACAATCCGCTTGAGCGGATACAAATCATCGACGGCATAGGTATATAAATCTTTCCAAGTCATTCTCTCCTTGTACTTGCCACCGACGGATATCTGCTCAAAGATATCTTTTTCAGCCTGGGTCATGTTCTTATATTCACGACTCTCAAACTTGATTTCGCCTTTTTCGTCCTTAAGTATTTCAAGCAGCTTATTAAGGTCTTTGCCTTTCGCATTTATTGCCTGAACTTCGGCATTTATTGTATTATGGCCCAACCGTTTCGCCGCTGCTACACGATGATGCCCGTCAACTATTCGCATTTCACCACCCTTAAATATTGACACTTTTACAGGCTTATCAAATTTCATTTTTTTAGCGACATTCATAGAGACGGTTGATACTTCTCCGGCATCCATCGGCTTTAACTTTGCAACGGGTACCTCTGATATTTCAGAAATTTTTTGATGATATTTTTTCCCTGGCTCGAACTTTTTAGCTGTTTCCCCCTTAAGAACATCGAGAGGTTTAAGAACCTTAGTATTTAATATTTTGACTTCATCTTCAAAGCCTTTTAAATTGGGATTTGTCCTGCTTTGGATTTTAAGTTTTAAAGATTTCATGTCTATTGCGTCAAAACCATTCTCTCTTGCATAATTGATCCAATCCCGTGGAGTTATTGCAGAAAGCTCCTTTGTCTTAGACAATTCTTTTGTAATATCTTCAACTTTTATTATCTTTGCCTTGGGATCTAAAATAAACTCTTGGACCTTTCCCTCTTTGCCACTAAAGATTTTGGCTGCCTCTATATTTGCGCTTGTAGAAATAACACCCTTAACTGTCCTCTCGTCTCTCGCTGTGTCTGTTGTTCCCCTGAAAAGTTTCTGAGGCCCTTTAGCCTTGTCATAAGCCTCCATCGCCTCCCTGAAAAATTGACCGTTTACGGCCTCGTCCATACGAGCCTGGAGATCTTTCGGGTCCATAGCCTCTTGCTTCTTGATAGACTCCTCTCTCAAAGCCTTTATTTTTTTATACTGTTCCGGCAGCATATCCTTGCCGAAAGCGAGAGCGTCCTGAGTATTTGAAAATCTCCTGGGGACATCAACAGTTTCCCTCTTCGGGACCTTAAACCCTCGTTCGTAAAGTGCTTCCATGAGAAAATCGTGAGGCATTTCATTTTTAGACAAGAGCCAATCGGCAAGTTGTGGCTGCCTTGCCATAGCGTCGTAAACATCTTTTGGCCTGGCCCCTGTGCTTTCATATATGCCGAACAATTTAGCGCGGATGGGCTTGGCTAACTTTAGACCTCCGAGCATGATGGCGCCGTCCCATAGCTCTTGAGCATCAGGAATGCGTCCCTCAAGGCCTGCTCCGACATACGTCATAGCTGCAATCTCAGCCGGTAATTTTGTTAAGCCCGGAGCCATTTTTCCGGCTCCACGAGTAGCCACTCCGGTGTCCCACCCCTTAGCCAGTTCATTGACAGCCCCGGCCAACCTGGGCCAAAACTCCTCGAAAGATTGAATTTCGCCATGTTGGATCCGGTCTGCATAGACTTTACGGATAGCCAGAGGCAAGCCAAATGCTCCCCCTGCGATTGTGACCGGACCGCCAGGAGATCCCAGGACACCACCGGCAACCATAAAAGGAAGATCTCCGACCATCCGGCCAGCCTGCATCGTCAGCCGTTGAGTAGTCGGGAGTAAATACTCATATCCTTGGGGAACGACCTCGGCCGGAAGCTTCATATTGTATATTACCCCCGAAGCTGAATCATCAAATCCAGTCTTAAATAAATTTTGTTTTGACGGCTGAAAAGTGGACGGACTGAGCCCCGTTTTTTCGGCTGCAATCATCGTTTCAATGTCTCGGACAGCGTCATCTTTTGCACTCGCTTTGAACATCTTGAGCATCGGCTCCCAAAGTGGCCCTCTCTCGGACACTCCGGTCCGAAAATCGGTTTTCTTTTTTGGCTCGGCCGATATCTTTGTCTCTTTGCCCGATTCTTTTTCCTGCCACTTAGCAACATTGGACATTAGCTCATTAACGGCCTGATCCACAGCAACCTGATTAAACGGCGGAATCCCAAAATGACCCTCGATATCAGCGCGAGAAAATCCGGCTTGAGTCAACACTCCTGCTGTTCCACGAACATGGTCGTCGATCTCGTCTCTATCAAAGCCAGCCTCTCTTAATATTTCAATCTCACCCATTATCAACCTTAAAATGAAAGTAAAAAAGCAAGCCAAAAATTGTAATTTTAATCAAAACCAGGATTATGACCATCATTACTTTTTATCTTTCCACTCTTTGTATCGCTTTAAATATGCCGTTGCCGATTCGTCTTTCTTCCTGGGCAGCGTATCCTTGCCAATTTGTCCCTGAATCGACCGGATCGCCTGCTCAGACATTTTCTCCGTATCGGACACCCTAAAACCTTCAAGGAATTTTTGCATATTTTCTGGAGCAAGTATTTCCTCAAGGCTTTTGCCCTGAGCCTCATCTTCTTCAATCTTCTTATCAAGAGCCTTTGAAAAATTATAGTTCCTAAGCTCATCTTCTGGAGTAGTTCCCGTCAACATAGAGCCTTTAACAATGACCTTTCGACCGAGAGTTTTGGCCTGCCCAATCAATTTGTCCCTGGCAGAGCCACCCTCTTTTTTTACTTTCATGCTTATATTGTATAATTCTTTAGCATCTTTGTCCGTCAGCTTATTGTCAATCAAGTCAAGTACTTCCATCCCGACACCGCCAGTATAAGCCGACTTTAACAGCCTGTTATAAGTGGCAGCATCAGACTTTACAATAATCTTGCCGGTCTGTCCTGCCTTAGCTCGTCTTTCCATAATGTTGAGCCATGATATCTTGCCACCCTGGCCCGTTGCCGGAATATCGACCGCGTTAATATAATCCGTTGAAAGCTCATCGTCGATCAACCTGGTAAACAGATCTTGCTCAATGCTTTCGATCCGCTCTTTATCCTCCATAATTTCCAGCCGTTTCTCATTGCCCCATTCAATCTCGTATTCTTTAACCAGAGCTTTTCGACTTTCTGGCAGGAGTTCCCGGACATTTTTCGTATTCTGCAGCCATTTAATCCCCTCCCTGTACCCTCGATATCTCACTCCGAGCCTGGCTGCATAAGTAGCTTTAAGCTGAACTGTAGCTTCTCCCGGAGGAAGTGTTACATCAATTTTTTCCATGAGAGTATCAACTGTCATCGTGTAATTTTTAAAGGCTGCGGCTTGCTCCTTTTTGGTTTCAGCATTAAGGAGATCTGTTCCAAATTTGATAGCACCCCTTGAAGCTACACCATAATCACCTTCCACAACTTCCTGCCTGTGAGCCACTTGCTGTTTTTCTTGATATACATAAGCAGAAGAAAGCGACCCCATTTGAACGGGCAGATATCGTCGTTTAAAAGCCTGAGTTTGTTCAGGAGTAAAATCGCGAGTATAGAATTTAATCCGATCCTCGTGATGTTTTTTTGTTTCTTTGAGGACCTCCGAGGCTTGAGCTCCTTTTCTTTCTTTATATGCAGCTTCCTGATCAAAAGAGTCGTGAGTAGCGGCAGTCAACGCCTCCATGACTTGTAACCCTTTGACATTTCGGTCATGTTCAAAGAGGGTATCGCTTACCACTTTCATGGCTGCAGAGACATCCTTTAGCCCTGCATAGTTAGAAACTGCTCTTCCCTCAGCTTGAGCCACACCAAAATCGGGACCGCTTTTTCGCTCTCTTGAAAAATATCTTTCAATTTCCGGCATGATTTTCTCCTACCCTCTCGGACTCCAACGTCCAGACGGAATTGATGGGCTGCTGCTTTTGTTGCCACCCTTCCACCAATTAGCCTTTGAGCCAGTATCGGCAATCCCGGCTGTCAGGTTAGCTCCTCCGCTCAACAATCCAGTTGTCCAGGCTGCCTCTCCACCCCTCCGGGATATTCTGGCCTGAGACATAATTCCCCTGGCCTCATCCTGGCCACGTTCAAGGATGGTCAAAACGTCAAGTTCACCCTCCTCCCTGGTCTGACTCAGGACATTCAAAACAGACCCGGCAAATTTCAGGCCCTCACCGGCAAACTTAGACGAGGCTCTGGCATTTATCCGAGCCACTTCCCGACGTTTAATTTCAGCGTCTCGCTCTGATTGCTTGATAGCCACTTTTGCTTGAGCCTCAAGAGCGTCGGCCTGTCTGTCGGCAGCCTTTTTCTCTTGCCTGCCCTGATGAATAGCTGCTCCTGCAGATATTACTGCAGATAAAACTCCTATAACGGCCCCGGCTCCTGCCATGTTATCCTCCCATGTAATGATTATTTTTAAGGTCCAAAACCCGATGTTCCTCCGGCACGGCCCTCTCTGGCTCTAGCTGTTCCGCCCTCACCTTGCCGACGAACTCCGAGCCTTCTGCTTTTCCGAATAATGTTTCGACCGGACCCAATCAACCGAATTCGTCTCTGTTTGTACTTTCTTTCCCCGGCCTCATCAAATTCCGTGTATATCCTGCTACTTTCTCCCTTGGTTGGACCGCCTCTGAATCTGCTAAGTAAATCTCTTTCCCGTTGCTGCTCTGGAGTCAGGTCTGCATCCTTACCATAAATATGACCGTATTTTCCCATTAAAAGCTCGCCCTCAGACTGAACACCAATAGGACTGCTTTGTAATTGCCCGGCCTGAGTTTGTCCGGCTTCGGCACGATCTTTGTCAAACTGCCTTAATATCTCGGCACTTGAACGAAAACCCTCCGGCACAAAATCCCTGGACTCAATAGACCCCGATGTCCTGAAAAGCTCTGCAGCCGTCCGGCCTTTTTGCTTTTTCTTTTCGCGAATAGACCGCAAATTCGTTGCAGCTTCTCTCCATCGGGTATTTAAAAGCCCCATTTCTTCATTCCCCTGGGTAACGTTCCAGGGAGTTCCTCCACCGCCTCCGCTCATAATAACCTCCTAATCCTCAACAACCACCCAGGGGATTAAAGCAAGGACCGTCATCGGCAAGGGTAAGTTTTGCTCTACCCTGATAAAACCGTCCTCGTCATAACCGCCTGGAAATATAATCGGTTTATCTCCGGTAAATAATGCCGGAGGGGAGCCCATTGGATCTGATGGAGTCCTGAAAGATAACTGCTCCACGTCACTATCGCTTGATCCGATTTTCGCTCCCATTGTTTTATAAAATCTTGCAGTAATTTTCGGTATTCTTTTTGTTCTGCCCTGGCTCGTGCCGTCTTGAGCACCCACGTCAAGCCTATTCGGTTCAATAGCCGCCTGAAATTCCAGACCATATTGAACGACCGAGGTTGCAGTGTCCAGGGTAAAACCTCCTCCGCTTACCACACAATCAGAATGAACCGCACCGTCAACCAAAACTTGCACCGTTTTCCCCTCAAGATGGTCTGCCCCGGTAACAACAGTCGTCGAAACTCCGTCCTGAGTCGCTCCGCAATCGACATAAAAAAGATCCTCAGCGTCAACGGTTTCAAGATCCTGCTCCTCCATGTATTCGACATATCTTTTATCCGTTCCGTTTATGGTCCTTTTAACCAATAACCACACCCGATCATGGGTGTCCTCCCTGGTCACAGCAACAGACTCGACCTCTCCGTCTGTGACATGCTTTGTCCAGGCCACGACTCCTTGCGGCCGGTCGTATGAAAGGGATAAAAGCGTCCCGTCGTCTCTAACCACCCACAAAATTGAGCTTGGTTCTTGAGAATACGCCCAATCTTTTATTCCCTCAGCCGTTATATGGCTGGCCAGGATAGTTAAATCAGGAGCAGTCCAGCGATCCTCCTCGAAAGAGAAAGAATATTCTCTCACCTTTTTCCCTGCTCTTTGCAGAAAAATCACGGATCCGGCCACTTTTAAAGCCGGGATTTCCGATGCTCCGTAATTTGTACCCGTTTTAATTGTAATTGACGACCCGGTTATCACTCCACCATCAGACCCCGGACTTACGACAGCCTCCCCCGTCTTTGCTAAACAAAACAGCTTTTCGCCGGATATCATTGACCGGATCCCCAGGACATTCTTAAACGTAAACGAGTAAGCATCATCATCATCTGCTCCCGGAGTATGGTCAACGACATGATCCTCAGCGTCAATCGTTGGATTTTTAGAACCCCATATCGTCGATGGTTGCGTTTTTGTGGATCCTGCCACGAGTCTCTGCTCGTGGAATGCTCCGCACCTTGGAAAACCGTATCTTGTACACCACGCGCCTATCCGATAAGTATCGGACGGATCGGTATTGGTAAAATCTTCTTTGATATCTATCCGTACAGTCGGGACGGCCGACGTGACCGTGGCCGATTCAATGCCCGTTATTTCTGCATACCCGTATCCGGCACCCTGCTTGAGCCTCAACAATGCTCCCAAGTGATCCGAATAAAATATTGCTAAGTCAGCCGTAACCGACTGATTTGTTCCAGTTGTAGCTGTTGGAGTGATGGAAACGTCGGAATATTCCAAATTATAAGGCCCGTCAACCCACTCAAGATCTTCCACTTGCCACTCGTCGTCAACTTCCGTGTCAGTCCTTTCAATTCGTCGAGGATTATAATCCGGATGGAACATGATAAGCTCAAGGGAGCCCATTGCCGGAGAAAGGTCCCAAATATCGGCCTCTGGCCAGGGAGTCACATATTCAAGCTCTGAGGCTCCCGACATGACCTGATCACCGTCGGCAAAAACCCTGAAATAAGAGTCTCCGATTTCAAGAACATAATCTTTGTCAAGACCGTCAAACGTTTCCAGACGGACCTCTTTGCTTGAGTCCTTAACCTCAGCAACATACCGAGTACCAAAACGGCTTGAGGCTGCTCCGTGAGGAGTGATAAGAACATTTTTCCCCTCTCTGAGCGAGTTCTTAAACCTTTCGAGGTCCGTCCGGCCGTCGATAAGTGTCGAAACTTCTCCGGCCTGAAAATGGTTTATTATTTCAACCACTCTTGGCATATCAGCCTCCCCGCCTTGCGCTTACAACTCGACTGAGACGAAAATCGTCAGGAGTCCCCTCTTGACTGTCAGCAAACAGAGCCTCTTTCTTTTTCAAAAGATAGACTTTATACATCGTTTCAACTAAAGTTTTTGACCCTGTCACCTTATAAGCAATCTCCGAAGCCAATTTTGCAGCCACGGCAGCCTGCAGGAGAGAATCCCATTCGTTAACATCTGTCAACCTTTGGAGATACATGATCGAGGCTGTTGTCGAGTCTGTCAGTAAATACCGCCCCTCGACGGTCCAAGGCTCTCCCGTATCTTCTTCCTCCTGGAGTTTCCACACCCTCAAGCAATAATTGGGAGAAGCGGGCAGCTTATATCGATACGACCATCCCCAATCCGGAGCCGTTGCATCCTGGGCTAATGTCGCCCTCATTCTGGCACATTTCCAGGGAAAAGCGCGGATAACAGCATCCCTAACAAGCGGAAAGTGCCGGTTGCACATTGCAGCCGGGATCGAGTCCGTCTGAGTTAAAGCCAGTATTGCTTTAGCTCCGAGCAGCGTTAGGGCTGAGTTCGCGATGTCTGTTTCGCTTGGCATTGTCTTTCTCCTGTTTCTTCTGTAAATTTAATATTTTGGCCTGCAGTTTATTGACTATGACCATAGCGTCGAGAGTTGGCTTGTAATCCGGCTCAATGTCAAGAGTATGACGGAAAGCATTTTCGGCAATATTGGGACCACCCAGGGCAAGAGCATATTTACCGTATGAATCATACATTTGATGCTTTACCTTTTCTCCGTCAAAATTCTCAATGGCTCTCGATGCCATTTTAAAAGCGATATCCGTCTTGCCCAGGTCTGAATGATAAAACCAATACCCAAAGGCTAAATATGAATTATTATACGGATCGCTATCTATCATTTTATTAAGTAACATCGTGTGTTTCTTGACATTTTTCTTGTCAAAATATCTGGACCGCTTCAAGCGCCACAGATAAATAATTCCATTAAATCGCTTGCCAAAACGGACAAGCATCCCTAAAATAGAAGCCGTGACTGCAATTTGTATCCACGGGCCAGCGATACCGGATCCAGCCGGAGCCATAACGGCAGCAATCGCCAATATTCCGGGGAGTATATGGGCCTCCCTGAACGGAAAAAACAGGCATGATCCGAGGATAATTCCGATCATGGCTGCAGATAAAACAGGATCCTCCCAAGTGAGGGAAGCAGCGACTGTCGCTAATATAGTTAAGCCTACAAGCCCGGTTTCTACCACCCATTCGAGGGGATCGCAATGAACTCTATGCGTAATGACCGGAGCAGGTTTATTGTCGTTTAAGGATCTCAGGTCATTCCACCATTTTTTCCGTTTCAGGATCCGGCTGACATCTGGAGCGTGAACCCGGTAAGTCCTGAGTCCCCACCCAAATATCGGCCGTTGTCCGGCCAAATATCCAGCCAAAGACATAAAAGAGGCCCTGTGTTTCAGTGATTTTCTCCATGCCTGCATACTGCCCATTTTCATCATTATTTGATGAATAAGCAAGGTTGCCGCTACGCTAAATAAAGTCACAGTGAGCCAGTGTCCGATCAAAATTCCGTAAACCATGACAGACGTTATTAATGTTGCGATTGCTGATCTGCACCGTGAAACGACCACGCCGACTATGCATAGCGCAGCACAAAACATAAAAAGTACCTGAAAGTATTGATTAAAGATAAGCCAGGCAGAGGCCATGACTCCGACTGCAGCATAAAAACCTGTGTGATTTGTATTTCCGAAAAACGTTTTGTGGTTCCCGCCGCCGATCAGCTTATTGGCCGGCACGAGTTTCAATTTGTCCAGAATAAGGCCCGACGATATCCCCGAGGCTGTGATGGCCACAGCACTCAGGGATATCTCGGCAGGCACCATCCTGAGCACAAGGAATAGAAACACGCAAGCGGATAAATTGACAGCATCGAAAATTGATTGACGATAGTGCGTGGACCACACGACCGATGATAACAGGTATAGTGATAGCCCTGCGGCTGCCTGTGTGACGGGATCCCAAGGAATCGAGAAACCCGTCCAGACAGATTGCAGGACCAGAACGGCCGAGGCCAAAGTGATAAGATAAAATCCGGCCTCTTGCCGTCTGTTCCAGTTAATTAGTGGTATAATTGCCAGAGCAAAAAGAGCAAATAGTTGATATTTCATGGTTGCCTCCCTCTGCAGCAATGCGGATCCAGGGAACGAGGGACGTTGATGAGAACGCTCCAGGCCCGGCCTGGTTTTTCCCTGAATCCGCGCAAAGTTGCTGCTATGCGAGAACAGCCGTTTTCACTCCAGTTGCATCGACAGCCGATACGGCCAGGACATCCATAGCCGGAGAGCCGCCAGTTTCGGACACGACCATGATGATATCATTAGCCCTGAGCAAGTCGTTGTCAAAATAGTAATCATTGTCAACGGTTGCGACTGCATCTGCTGTGTTGTATGCATACAGACTTTGAGCTCCAGCCTGCAGGCAATGTAAGTCAGCTTGTGCGAAAGCCATTTTACACCTCCAAGTTAATCACAAATTATAGGTTTGCTTCTATCTCTAACTACGAAATAGCTGCGTCGTCGTCGCAATCGATCTCGACAACCCCTTCGTCGTCAATACCGATGGAACCCATTGACATTTTAGCCTTAACCAGGTGAGCATCTTTTTCCGTTACCCAGGCGATCTCAGTTGAAATGTTCAGAGCTTCGGCAAGGCCGATCCCGGTTCGATGATACATGAGGCATTTTCTGTCTCCAGAGGACAAAGTGAGTCCTGTGTGCATCATCCAATAGATGTTCATCCATCGTTTAACCTCAGTTCCTTTGGTCCAGGGCAAGTCTCCGGCACCGACATAATCGGCACTTTTGAACTCAGAAAGGTTCAAGAGCTCGTTCCACTGATGAGGGCCGACAATGCAAAATCTCTGACCATCGTCCGGCACATCATAACCGTTCAGTGTTTCAAAGGCCGAAAGTATCTTTGCTTTTGTGAGCCCGGTTGCTGCGGTTGCGACGGTCGTTCCTGCAACGGATTCAAGGGCTGAAATAATCAGGGAGTCCGCTTTCCTCCCGAGGGCTGCGGCTGCGGTTTGCGCTTGAATCATGCGCTCGTCGATATTGGTTTTAAGTTCATCCATATTATCGACGTAATCCGCCCCGTACCAGTCCTCAAGGGTCGCGTCAACATAGGCATGAGTGGCATTCATAACCGGCACGTTTCCGTGGCGACTTTTCTGGCCAGCAATGCCTTTGCCGAGGGTCTGAAAGCGGACTTTTTCACCGCGAGCTCCGGGTTTCAGCCTGCAAGTGTTTCGCAGCTTGGAGCCCATTTGCTGATAAGCCAGCTTTACCTCGTCCTCGAATTGTGTGATAAATGCTTGGTCGATTGTTGTGGACATATCGATCCTCCTCTCGTTTATGGTTATCTGTTAAGGAATTTCACCTCATACAGTTATCCACACCTCAAAGGGATTCGGTTGTCCACAAGTTAGGTGGGCCAATCTTTTTCTGGAGTGGGCTGTTCTCTGGTGATGGTTTAAGAGGCTTTTTGCTTCAAAGCCTCGTATCGGTCATGTTCCTCCTTGACTCTTTTGTGGTAAGCCTCGTATTCTGGATGAGCCGAATTTGTATATCTATCATCCTTTTTCATTTCAAAAAGTTCGTCTCTTGTCAAAACCTTGGGGACAAGAGGTGGATCTCCGTCAGCAATAAGCATGTGCTCCCCTATCCGATCTCCAATATTAAAAAGCATTTCGGTTATGATCGGATTGCCATTAATTCCGAGCATTTCAAGTTCCTTGATAAGTTCTTCGCCACCAAATGTCAGGGCCGTTTTAAAGGCAAGTGCCGTGTTGTTATCATATGACCCGCCCCATTTTTTAGTCAGAACGTCAACGTTATTGTTGTGTGCATCTTTGTAATCTTGAACAAGTATTTCTTGATCTTCCATCTCAAGAGCAAGTTTTTTGTGGAGTAAGCCCTGCCATTGTTTACCCGTAAGCCCCAATTTGTGAGCTTCTTGAGCTAAGGAGTCAACTGTCTTGCCGTCCCAAGGGCTCCCCGTTTCTTCCCACGTCTTATTACTCTTGAGAAAATCAGGCTTTTCGAGATCATAATCCGTGTATTTCTCTGGTCGTCCGAGGTCTGTATAATACTTGTTCCAGGCTTCGTCGTCTGCATCGTCGGCCGGTTTGAGCACACCCTTTGCACCGAGGATCTTCTGCTCCTCGAGATAGGACTTGACCATCGTGCCGGGGACCATGACCATTTGCTCTTTGTCCCCCTGCTTAAACTTGCTCAAAACCCCAAAATGTTCATGGCCTTTGAGCTCGTCACTAAGAGGATCGGTCCATGTTGGATCTGCTCCTGGCGCCGGTTCTGGTGTTGGCTCCGGCGATGGAGTCGGATCTGGGTCTGGTGTTGGTGTTGGATCCGGTGTCGGATCGTTTCCTGGTTCATCACTCATCATTTACCTCCTCGTGTCTCATGGGCTTTGTTAATCGCCCGTTAATATGGTTTTCTACCTGCCTGCGGCCTTCCCTGATCCCCATTGCAACGGGATCTACCCGGCCAAAGTTATCTTTTACGGCTGTGGTTCGGCCTCCTCCGATATACCAGAGAATGTCCTCAAGGACCTTCTTGCCTTGCCGCGTGCCAAAACATATCCGATATCGATCATACCATGTCTCGGCATTCTTATAAGCCTCCTCGGTTGCCTTTTTGTCTTTGACAGCCTTCTCGGCTTTGATCCTATCTCCTAATCCTGGCATATTTTATCCCGGAGCAGGCAATAGCTTCTGCTCTCCTCCGGCTCCGCTTACGATTTCAGGCAGCATGCCTCCCCCTGGATCAACCTCGGAAGCCTGGCCCATTAATGAAAGCATGTCGGCAGCCTGACCGATCTTAGCCTGCTCGGCCTGCTGTGCCGCCCTGCCCTCTCTGATTTGTCGGACATCATAGTCCGGCCTCTGGACGTTTTTGGGAACTCCAAAGAGATCGTTTACAGTATCGACAATCTCGTCAGGGTCATATTTATCTGGAATTTCTGGATATATCTCAATTAATGGACTCAAGAAGTTAAGAGCCCTGCCAATACCCTGGGCCTTTGCCACCTTCTGAGCGATTGCAATCGGGTTAATATATTCAACCTGTATCGGAGCACCCTCATATTGCAGCATGGCTTCTGGTTGTTCTGGCAGCTTGCCGGCTCGTTTAAGAATACCCCAGGCTCTATTGATAACCACCTTGAGAAGCTCCGGCTGCATTCGGCCCAGGAGTGGACCCATTTGCCTTAGAACTTCGTCGGCCATTTCAAGTATTTCTGTTGCTGTCTTTGCCGGAGACTGCCTTGAAAACCTGAGCAGTAAATCAACAAAGAAAGCCTCTTTGATCTTTTCCCTGGACTCTCGGATGTCCTCAAGACTATATCGCGGAGTGCCACCTACAAAAAGAGCCTCAGCCTTATTTCCATCCGTGGATTCCGGATCATAATAATTGACACCGCCCGTACCGGTTCTGAGCGGCAAGCGATATCCCTCGGCTGGAACCTGGATCGGAGGATCTAACTCTTTTTGACCGGCCTCAATGCTCATTTTCCTCATTTCGTTGAGCATCATAATTTCAGGCAAGACTTTCATGGCTGGCGACTCTCCGAACTTATCACCGCTCTTTTTGGTCCATCTTGGACAAGCTGCAGGCTGCTCATAAAAACCGCCCTCATACAAAAGCTCTTTTTTGGTCATGTCGATATACACATCAGCCCAGGGACGGTTGAACGGATTGACCTGGTATTCCGGTCGAGGATCATAGTCCTTGCGTTTATATGTATAATGCATGAAAGGATATTTTTTGTCAGGATCTTTCTCGGCATCTTTGATGATTTCGGGATGCCGGATCTTTTGAAATGCCTCGATCCCAAATTCCTCAATCGCCTGCGACGCAGTATAGTCAAACTTGCGAAACAGCCCATTGACATTTCCACCGGAATCCTCCGTTATGTCAACCTCTTTGACGTGAACAGATTTGAAATTGAGGTCAGTATCTTCGCCCTCTTCGCAATAAAGCGGCGAGGTCGCTAAAGAGCCGAGTTGAATATAGGTTTCATGTATTTCCAGGTAGAAGTTAGAATCGGCCAGAGCCTCAATAACAATCTTGACACAGTTTTCAAGATATATTTTAACGTCATGGTCGGCCATTAGTTCAGGGATAGGAATCTTGAAGTCAAACCAGGGGAGAGCAGGGTTGGTCATTAAGCTGACAAGACCGGCTGCAAGGGAATCAAGGGCAAGCGGAGCCGTTGAGTCATACATATATTGAGTTCGCTTAGAACCAGGCTCGGTCGTACTCGTGATATCTCCATATCGTGGTATAACAAAATCGGCCACGTCCTGCCAGTGAGTTTCCCAGGTTGTCCGATTCTGCCTGCACTTTTCTTGCCGCTTAACGATGCGTTTTATATCGTCGGATGAGAGCATCGGAGCCTCCTAATTCAAAATCTTAACCCCTTCATCTCTTAACTCTTTCAACTTAATAGGGATATTGTTTTCTCCACGTTTTTCTATGATATAGCGTAACATCTCAAAACATATTTCAATAGCCCTTACCACATCACGACTCTTTCCGTCAAGTTGTTTTTCTTTTACTACGTTTTTTGGAGACGGCTTTGCTTCATTTTTTGTCATTTCTTTTGCCGCCCGATCTCTTTTCTTGTTTTCGGCTGCGACTCTGTTTCCTGGACTTGACATCTTTCACCTCCTGGGTTGATGGTGTTCCATAAAATTCATGCCTCAATATGGCGTAAAGCAACATATCGACAGGTTTTTCATTAAATACCTGAGCTTCTCTCAGATATCCCTCGCGAATAAATCCGAGTGATTCGACCATCCGGATGTATCCATAAAAGCATTCAGGCACACTCGTCATAATTTTACGAGCATCCCATATTTTAAAACAATAATCGAGAGCCATTGAACCGATCCGGCCCCATTGTACCAAGTCAAGTCGAGTGTCAACGGGTTTATATGCATGAATTCCCATGACATCACCAAGTAAGTCAAAATGCCCATACCACACCGGAGCTTTTTTGTCAATAGTTTGAATCTTTACAAAGTCAATCGATGCTGAATCGTAAAGCTCCTTCACCCAAAGAGTGACCGATTTTACTGTATCGGGCCTAAGCCACTTATATTTCCAGAAACACCGACGAACCTCTGGTAAATCGTCCTCCTCGATCTGGACGAGCTCATATAATGGCTCAGGATGAAACTCCGTGAACGGGACGAGTTCACTCATCATCTCCCCCCTGGATTAAATAAATCCGTATTAATCCTGATTATGTTCCTTTTCTTGCTCACCTTATCACGGCCAAGCGGATCGCCTCCGCTCTCAGACTGACCCGGCAAATTGTCAAAGTTTGCACTCTTGCCTCCCGGCCACTTTAGCTTTGCTTTAAAGTCTGGATCTTCAAGACGAGCCAGAGCGTCCAGACCGTCGTCGTGCATGGCTACAGGAAACGGAATCCATTCTTCTTGAATGAATTGCTGAATCATGTCAACCTGGTCTCCCTCCCAATTCTTGCGGATAACACGATGAGGCAGCCAAATTCGGCCTTGCTCTGCAATCGGCACGAGCCTCTTGATACGGTCATGCTTGCCAACAGGACCACCGAGCGGAATAATCTTGAAACGATAGTTTTCGGTCCTTTGCACCGACTTGATATGAGATATGTCCGATTGCATCCCGTATTTCTCATACCCGACTGCAAGAGGTTTATAGTCTCTATGTAGGGAAAAGAGTAGCGCGGTCCGCTCGTCCAGGTTGAGCTTGTCTCGGATAAAAGTAATTACATAATAATTTCCATCCTCTCCCAAGCCGATCACCCAAAAAGCTGAATAATCCGAGGCTTTGTTCTTCTCGTTTGCAGGATCGACCAAGATGTATCGATTAAGATTATTAAACTGCTTGGCTCCCCAAAATTCAAGCTGCTCCTCTTGAAAACCGCCGGAGTCCTCTGCTTTTGGGTTAAGAAGAATCTGGCAGTCAAATACATATCGACCCATTGACCGCCGTTTCTTTGCAATAAACTCCGGCGATCTGAGCACCGGCTTACCCGTGACCGTTCCATCCTTTGTCCCTGGATAAATCCTCGGAATAACATGCTTTCGATCCATGATGGTCTTGTAGGTATCGAAATAATGATAGATCGTACCGGCATATCTCTCACGTGCATCTTCTCCCGATCCCAGGTTAAGAGATAGCTCCCATGCTTCCGTCGTCTTTGCAATCTGCTCTGGAGTCCCGACAGACTTGCGCACCACCACGTCATCATAAACCCTCAACTTGAAATGTGCCGATGTCG